AATAACAATTCTATAGATGGTAAAAAATCTTCCACTTTACCATCTAGCTTTTGTTGATCTAATGTCTATATGTGTAAAATTAACATATTTGCCTATAGTTAAGCTATAATACAACTAAAATATTATAAAGGATATTAATGAATAAAACAGAAATTAGGGCAGTAGATAATATATTTAATACTACATCAGGTACTGTAAATACTAACTATGAGGGTATTGCCACAGCTTACAGTTGTGTAAGACTTATAGCTAATAGTATTGCTAGTACAAGATTACTATTCCTTACTAAAGAGGGTAATGAGATACTCAATTCACCTATTACTAAGACTATAGCTAACCCCTATGAGAATACAACATACTTTACTTGGATGTCAAATATGGTAAGAGATTTAGTTTTACATGGTAATGGTTACTCTCTAATACTAGGTAATGATTTACTATATGTACCATATAATCAAGTACAAGTTTATGTTACTAATAGGCAAGATGTGCCATTTTATTATCGTGTAACTAACTATGGTAAGTCTTACAACGTATTCCCTGAGAATATGATACATTTTAAGAATATAACTAAAGATGGTATTGTAGGTATTAGCCCCTTATTAGAACATAAGTTTACATTTGATGCTAATGCTAGTATGCAAGATTATAGTAGGAACTTTGTATCTAATAGCTCTAGTATTAGTGGTACAATAAATACAGAGAAGAAGTTAAATAAAGAGACAATAGCTGAGATAGGTGACCAATTTAGCAAAAGGTTTAGTGGTATAACAAATGCAGGTAAAGTACCAGTGTTACCAGAGGGTATGACATTTAACCCTATAGCTAGTATTAGTCCTACTGATATGGATTTTATTAATAACTATAAGCTAAATAAGTCGTTAATTGCTGAGATATTTCAAGTTCCACTTTCTATGTTAGGTACAAGTGACCTTAGCTATAATAATGCTGAGGCTAATGCTTTAATGTTTCAAAACTACACTCTACTACCTATCTTGTCTAATATTGAACAAGAGATGACTCTTAAACTAGTACCTAAAGGTAACTCTAGTCTAAAGTTCTTAGTAGATACATTGAAGATGACAACAACTAAAGAGAAGTCAGATAGTTTAAGTCTATTAACTAATACAGGGATATTTACAGCAAATGAAGCTAGAAGAGCTTACGGATTGACTAGTCTTGATGGTGGTGACGAATTAATTAATAAGACAGTAGAAGTAGCTAAACCAAAGAACACAGATAAAACTAACACAGATGGTGGTCAATTAGACCCACAAAGTAAAAGGAGCAAGTAATGATAGGTAAGGATAAAGTAGAGCTAATTGAGCTTAGATACGCTAATGTAGAAGCAGGTGAGGATATGAGTATAAAAGGTTACGCTATAGTATTTAATAGCCTTAGTACCGACTTAGGTGGGTTTAAAGAGATTATAGCACCTACAGCATTAGATGGGGTAGATATGTCAGACTTACCTCTTGTTTATCAACATGAAATTGATGAACTATTAGCTACAACACATAGTGGCACTTTAACAGTTACAAGAACTGATGTGGGGTTGTATTTTTCAGCTATACTACCATCAACAACCTTAGGCAAAGATGTTAATACTTTGGTAAAAAGAGGTGATTTAAAATCTATGAGTTTTGGTTTTAGTGTAGCAGAGGATAAGTGGGATATAACTACTACACCCCATACTAGGATTATTACTAAGATTGGTAAGCTACAAGAGTTATCTATAGTAACTGTACCTGCTTATAAGACAAGTAGTGTAGCTAAGAGAATGGCTTTACAATGTACTAATTTAGTTGATTGTATGAAACCTAAAGAGAATAAGATGTTAAGTGAAGCGAAAGAGCTACTAGCTAGTATTTAGTTAGTATTATGTGTAGGTTGAAAAGCTTACCAACATATTATATAGAAAAGGAATTTTACAGAATGAACATTAAAGAATTAACAGCACTTAGAGCTGAAAAAGAAAATGCTATGAAAGCTATTGTAGAAACTCGTGGAGAGTCTATGGACGCAGAAGCATTATCAACTATTAAAGACTTTAAAGCTGAGATTGGTGAGATTGATATGAAGATTGAGGGTATTAACGAGCTTCGTTCAGTGGCACTTAAACAATCAGCACCTATTGAAGTAAAACAAGCAGACAAACAAAGCGAACTTAGACGTGCATTTGTGGATTATGTTAAAGATGGTGGATTTAAAGATTATGAGCAAAGAGCTGGTACTATTGTAGGTAGTGGGTCTAATATCGTTCCTCAGAACTTTATTAAAAATTTACAAGATAAGGTTTTAGAGTTTGGTTCACTTTACAGTGCAACACAAAAGCTAGTTACAGCAGACAATGGGGCAGTACAAATTCCAACTATTAACGATACAATTAATGCAGGAGCGTGGACTGATGAGGGTGGAGCTTACAATGTATCTGATTTCTCAACTGGTTCTATTACTATGGACGCTTGGAAATTGACAACTGGTATGCAAGTTTCAGAAGAGTTACTAAAAGATAGTTTCTTTGATATTGAGTCTTATTTGGCTAATGCTTTTGCTATTAGATTGGCTAGAACAATTGAATTGGCTATTATTAATGGTGATGGTATTAAGAAACCAGAGGGTATCATTGGAGATGCTTCTACTAAGTCTTATACTTCTGCAGTTAGTGCTACTGTAACTTCTAAAGATATATTGACAGCAGTGTATGCACTACAACCAACAGCTAGACAAGGTGCTATAATCTATGTATCTGATGACTTGATGAAAGACTTGGCTTTAGAAGTAGATGGTAATGGTCGTCCATTGCTTCAAACAGCAGTTAATGCAACACAAGCAGACAAAGTAAAAACAACTATTGGTGGTTATCCAGTTGAAGTTAATAACTCTTTGGCAGCAGTAGCAGTAGGTTCTGTATCTTGTATTATCGGTGACCCTAAGCGTTATATGGTTAGAACTGTAGAAGATGTAGTTGTTAAGAGAGATGAGTACAGTAATATGAGTACAGGTATGGTAAACTTTTATTGTCACTCTCGTCTTGATGGTAAAGTAGTCAATGCTAACGACTCTTTTGTTAAAATCGTAACAGCACTCTAGGTAGGAGGGCTAGATGACATTAGAAACTAAGGGATTAGACACTTTAAGTCTAGCCCTTGTAAAACAACACTTAGTAGTAGAGCATAACCTAGATGATACTCTTATCCAACATTATATGGATATGTCATTTGATACAGCTGAGACCTATCTTAACCACTCATTAACTGATGAAGTGTATAGCACTTTTAATATTATAACTACCTACTCTATACCATATAAACCTAAAAAAGTAGAACTATATTTGGCAGGTGTTTTGGTAAAAGAAGTAGAGTTTAGTTATTATGGGTCTGAGTTAGTCTTAGTTTTAGATGGTACTGAGGTATATGATGAAGTTGTAGCCTATGTAATTGGAGCTAATGATAACTCAGTTGTACAAGCCAGACTATTGCAGATAGCATCTAGTTATAAGGTTAGAGAGAATGAAGACTTTAGTAATATGAAAGCTAACGTACTAGGTTTTGAATTCCTTATGGATATGAACACACAGAGCTTCCTATGAGAGCAGGGGCATTAAGACAAACTGTTACTATTAGTAGATATATTGAGACTGATAATGAGTATGGTGAACCTATCAAAAGTTGGGTAGATTTGTATGAGATTAGGGCTAGTGTAAAACAGTTAAATGGTACTGAGAAATATCTATCTAATGAGAAAATAGCCCTATCAACACATCAAGTAGGTATTAGATACCTAGATGTAACTACTAAAGATAAACTAGTTTATAAAGGCATTAACTTTGATATTACTAGTGTTATTGACGTAGAGGAGCAAGGTAGAGAGTTAATTATACTTTGTAAGGAACTACTAAATGGCTAGTATTACAGAAGAGTTTAGAGCTATTAGAGACAGACTTAGGTTACTACCTGATAGATTACAAACCAATGTAGTTAATGGTGCAGCTAGAGCAGGAGCTGTAGCTATACAGAAAGAAGCTAGGTTAAATGTACCAGTTGATAGTGGTAATCTAAAGAAGAACATAGCAGTCAAGAAAGCATCTAGGCGCAATACAGAACGTGGACACACTAAGTATCATGTTTATATTAGACCTAAAGCTTTTTATGGTATGTTTGTAGAATTTGGTACATCTAAACAAGTAGCTCAACCATTTATGAGACCTGCATTTGAGAATAGTGCTGAGAAAGCTGTACAGGCTTTTCAAGCTTATGCAATAAGACGTACAGATAGAGAAATAGAAAGGTTAGGAAGATGATTATAGACTTAGTCTCACATATAAGAACAAACACAGCAGTATCAGTTTATCCTTTAATTATGCCTACAGACTGTACTAAACCAGCAATGGTCTATAACATCATTAACGACAAAGATAATCAAGGTGTAAGTGGCTGTGTAAGCTCAAATGAGCTACTAGTTCAAGTAGATATATATGCAACTACTTATAAGGAGGTTACAGTGTTATTAGAGTCTCTCAAACTAGCACTATACAGCTTTGGGAATTATCCTATGAGGTTAAACTCTAGGGATTTATTTGAAGCTGATACTAAGTTATTTAGGAAATTGGTTTCTTTCTCTATGAGAGCTAAGAATTAAACTATAACAAATTAGAGTGGGTATAATTACCTCAACAATATAAAACAACACAAGGAAATATAAATGGCAATTAATGTAACAGACGTTCAAGGTATTACAGTTAAGGTAGATGGTAATTTAGTAGGTTGTCTTCAAACAATCGGTTCTATTGAAGAAGTCAGAACAGTTAAAGAATATACTTGTCTGTCAAGTAATGCAAGTGCTAAATCACTTGGTTCTATTAGTAGAGGAGCTATTGATATTGGCTTACTATTAGATGAAACAGATGTACTTGGTCAAGCAGGTCTTAAAGCAGCGTTTGCATCTAACGTAGAGGTAGTTATTGCTATTGAGCTTTCAGACTCTCTAGGACTTAATGGTACTACTTATACATTTACTGGAAAAGTATCTAAGATGAGTCGTGCATTCCCAACTAATGAGGGTGTAACTATTGACTTTACAGTAGAGATAGCAAGTGAGGTAGTAACTATTCCAGCAGCTTAGTTACTAGGGAGTTCTAGTCCTCTCCCTTATTAAAAAGACTAATAACAATTATAAGCAAATATAAATCAAGGGGAGAAACGTAAAAAATGGCATTTCTATATAGATATGTCCAAAAACAGCATTTCTCCCCTAGGTTTTAAACCCACTCATTTAAAAGGACAATAATATGAACAAAACAGAATTTTTAGCTAAATTTGGACAAAAAACTAAAGCAATCACAGTAGAAGCTTGGGATAATATGGAAGTAGAGATTAAACAACTATCTGTTGGTGAGGGTATGAAAGTACAAGCAACACTATTTAAGGGTCAATCTCTAAAAGATATGGGTAACGGTAATGTTGATGTAGATTTAGAAGCTTTATCTAAAAGTACAATACAAGCAGTAGCTTACGCTATGGTAGAACCTAAGCTTACTATCAAAGATTTAGAGTCTATGGGTAATGATGGTCTAGCTGGTATTAATGAAGTTAAAACTAAATTAGATGAGTGGGATAAACCAAAAAAGTAGAGGAGCGAAAGTTCCTCTTTAAACTAGCCTTAAATTTAGGTAAAACTGTAGGAGAATTAGAAGAGACAATGAGCTATTCAGAGTTCTTAGAATGGAAAGAATATTACTCAGATGAACCTTTTTTAGCTGATAGGATTGAGAACCAACTAGCAGCAACAAATACTATATTATCTAATACAGCAGGTGCAAAATCTAAGTTCTCTGATTTTATTATTTCAAATAAGAAACCAACTAAACCTACAAACGTAGATAACCTAACTAAGCAAGTAAAAGGTTTGTTTGGGTAGGTATAATAAATAATAAGATGGGAGAATTACATGGCAACAATAGGAAGCGTAAACATTGATTTAGATGCTAACATAGCAGGGCTAGTCCGTAGTTTATCACAAGCAGAACGTCACTTGACATCTGTACAAAGACAAGCAACACAAGCAGTAAATACATTAAGAAACTTTGCATTATCAGTAGGTGGTATCTATGCAGTAGCAAAAGCTATAGATAAGGTAACAGAAGCTACTACTAATTTTATGAACATAAATAGTCAGTTTGAACAGCTTTCAGCTAGAATGACTAGTTTTACAGGCTCAGTAGTTGAAAATAATGCTGAGATGTATAAAGCTAATCAGTTTGCTCTACAGTATAAACAATCAATAGTAGGTACTACAGAAACTTTATTACTTATGAAAAATAGTGGGTTAGACAGTTCAACAAGGTCACTAAAGATATATGCAAACACAGCTATAGGTGCTGGTAAGTCTATTAATCAATTTGCAGAGGCTATGGCAGATGCATTGACTGGAGAGAATGAAAGACTAAAAGAGTTTGGTGTAAAAGCTAGTGCTATGGGAAATAAAGTACAATATGCTTGGACAGACAGCAGTGGTAAAGCTCGTAAGGTTATAATAGCTAATAATAAGGATATTATAGATAGTACGTTAGGTGCAATCTTTAATGAGAAGTACGCAGGACAATTAGAAGCTTTTGCTACTACCTGGGCAGGTACTGTACAAGATGTACGTAATAAATGGACTAACTTTAACTTAGAAGTGGGTAAAAATGGTTTATATGCCTATATAAGCACTTTATCAACTACTGTGATGGATAGTTTAGGTTTGGCGTTTGGAGGTGCTGGAGACAGTGCTAAGAACTTTAGTGATAGTATTATAGCTTATATAAATAATACAATACTTTCTATTGGTGGATTATATGATGTAATAACTGGTATTCGACTAGTTTGGGCAACAATGGCTAACACAGCTATCCAATCATTTGTAGCTATAAATGAAGCTGGTACTTGGTGGTCTGATCAATTTTCTAACATAGGTATTAGTATGCAAAATGCTTGGGGAAAAGCTGGTGCAGGAATACAGAATGTATGGGCTAATGTTATAAACTACTTAGGTAAGGCTTGGACAGATTTCTATAGTGACTGGGTTGTAGGTTTTAACAAACTAGCTGATATGACTGGGTTAGATATTAAACTAGATTTACCATCTTTTACCCCAGAAGCAGTCACTACTTTTAAAGAGATACCTAAGGTTATAACTAAGACCAGTGAAGCTACCACCTACTGGAATGGTGAACTGGATAAATCTAATGCTAAGGTCACTAAACTAATCAATAGTGTAGCTAATGAAGATGGTACTAAAAAGGCTAATGAGATAATAGCTACAACAGCTAAAACTTATAAAGCAGTAAGTGAAGCTAGTATTGAAGCTGATTTAGCTAAGAAGAAAGCACAAGAAGAATTAACTAAAGTAATAAAAGAGAACGGTAGAGTAGCTACTAAAACAGCTAAAAAGGTTGCTAAAGCTACATCTAAACAAGCTAAAGAAGCAACTAGACTAGCAAAAAAACAAGCTAAAGACGCTAAACGTATTGTAGAAAATAGTGCCAAAGATTATAAGAATGCTTTTTCTAATGCAACAGATAGTCTAGTTAATGGTGATTTTAATGGATTGTGGAATAGTTTAAGCAATGGTTTTTCTACAGCATTAGATGATATGAAAGGTAATTTTAAAGGCTTTAGCTCATTCATTAAAGGTTTTGATTTAACGGGTAGTTTAGCTTCTATAGGTTCAAATATACTAGGTAATGTTATAGGTGGTTTATTAAATACAGAGAAAGTAGCACCTAACCTAGGTTCTACAGATAGTGGTTCACAAAGTTTATCAAATGCTCTAAAAAATATGAATAATATTCTCTATAAAAATCTAACATACTCTAAACTAATGTCTAAAAGCTTATCTAGTATAGATAAAAGCTTTGGTGGCTTAGGTAATACTTTAGGTGGGTTAGACTTATCTGCTTCAAGTTTTAAAGGTTCTGCTTCACAAAGTTTTTTAGGTTTTTCTAGCTCTCAAACGGAATTACAAGGAGCAAGTCTTACACTTAGCTCAAATAGTATAGATGAATTAGCTAAAGGTCAAGCCAAAGCAACTGCTGAGGTAGTAACAAAAGTAACTAAAACAAGCTTTTTTGGTTTATCAAGTTCTACAAGCTATAACACTAAATCAACTGATGTATCTAATTCTGTAAATGCTTATATAGCAGGTGCAACACAAAGTTTAGCTGATACTATAGAGACAGCAGGAAACATCATAGGAGTATCTACCGATAATCTTAAAAAGCAACAAATTAATATAGGTAAGATTGATACAAGTGGGTTAGATGGTAAAGCTATAGGAGAGATGATAGCAGGTAAATTCTCTGCTGAGAGTGATAGAATTGCTAAGTCTATGTTCCCTATGGTTGAGCAGTTCAGACAAGCAGGAGAAGCTTACACCGAAGCATTGATTAGAACATCGGTGACTTACGAGCAAGTAGCTTATCAACTGGGAAATATGGGTGCTAAGGTTACTTTTGAGACATCTAATATGATAGCTGATGCACTAGGTGGTTTGAGTGAAGCACAGTCTAAAATATCTAATTATACAGACTTGTACTACAATGAGCAAGAAAAAGCAAATATAGCTACTAAGGTCATGACGGATAGTTTTGATAGTTTAAACATTACTATACCTACAACAAAAAAAGGCTTTAGAGACCTAGTAGAGAGCTTAGATACGACTACAACAGAAGGTGCTAAGACTTATGGGTCATTGATGAAATTAGCACCAGCATTTGATGATATGATTGCTAAGAATAAAGCCTTATCTGATGCTGAACTAGAAAAAATTGCCATGGCAGAAAAAGCAATAGCAGACGAAGCTAAAGCAAAAGAAGAAGCATTAAATCAAGCTATGTTAGATTATGAAGCATACAGTAAAAAAGTAGCTCAAGAGAAAACAACAGCATATATTAACGAGCAGAAGCTCATAGCAGACAAACATAAAGCAGAGGTTAAAGCAAAGAAGATTGAGCTAGGTATGGTAGAAGATAGTATTAGCAGATATAACACTCTTAGAGACCAATCTAAGGCTACTATAGAGACAATTAAAGCAGAAAGATTAGGTAGCTTAAGTTACCTAACAAATATAGAGAAAGGACAAATAGCTGATGTAGGTTCTAAGACTAGTGTAGAGTTAGCCATGCAAAATACAGCTTCTAAGGCAGACTATATACCAGTTTTTGAGAGATATATGCAGAAGTTAGAGAAAGGGGTGCTTGATGCCTCTAATGCTGATTTACTTGATGAACTGAGAACCATAACTAGTAAGTTAGGAGATATTGAGTCTGTCACAAAAGACACTCTTTATGCCTAGCTAAAGTGGGAGATTTTTTTACATATATAGAGATGCTAGAATTGTCTTTTTTTCTTCTGCTTTAGATAGAATAATAAATAATAATACAAAAAGGATAAACATGGCAATAATAGCACAACCGAGCAAGACAACATATAAGTATTCTGATATAGCAGAAGACCATATATATTTTTATCAAGATTTGTTGTATGCTGATGGAGATGAGTTTATAGGTAGAGGACATGCTTCAACACCTCTAACACCTGACCCTAATAAATTATATCAAAGAGTAGTGACTCCTACAACATACACAGACAATAGGAAGTATAAGAATAGATTGTTTAAAAATGAAGTAGTTGATGGAGGTAACGGTACATTCTATAAGGTTTTAAAAGATGTAGATATATCTTTTGTAGACACTGGAGACCCAACAGATTTTGGATGGCAAAGTGAAATAACCTCTAATAAGGTGCGTACAAACACATGGCTAGAAAATGCAGTGACATACTTTGAAGAGATAAATAATTGGGTTAGAAATGGAAATGCTTGGGATAATTATACAATACATTATAAGTATGTTGGTACAGTAATAGTGGAGGTTGCTAGGTTTCTAGTAAAATCAGTACCTTCTGAACCAACTAGATGTTTAGATGAAGTGCCCTTAGAAAACGAAGAGTGGTTGACTCCTACAAGCTCAGCAGATGTCCATATACTTCATAGGTGTGTTGTAAGCCCAACTCTACCAGCATTTACAGATACAACTGTGTATGAGCCATTGCCTAAGTATGTTGTTAGTTTTTACTATGTTAGACCCGTAGCTCCATATCTTTTGCTAGATAAAAATAACACAACTACAGTGACACAAAGTTACTCTATATATATGGACTTTAATGTACAAGAAGACTTCAATAGTATTACATTGGCTGAGATAGTTGCTACAGAGTACAGATGGCTTATAAGACTAAAAGATGGTACTTTTGTATATAGTGGAGTGGATGGGTATGATTTTACTCCTATAGATTGTAGAGTAGATACAGACGCAAAGTTAGGATTAAAACCTATAACTATCTTGGCTCATTGTGATAGAACTTACACAGCAGATGAAGTAGATTATGTTACTATAGCTATTCGTAATGATGCATCTTATACACCTTTAGATTATACTGTTTCAGCTGGATATTTTGGGTTATGTATGGCTGTAGATGAGGGTCTAACAGAGTATGCTATATCTGTAAGCCTTAAAGACTATAATAGCTATACACCTGATGCTTGGGGAGAGATAGCAGCGCCTATAAAACCTATTAGGAGAACATTCTCTATATCTGTTGTAGTACCTTTCAATGACTTTGATAAAGCATATAGAAGACATCTAGCTATGAAAGGTAAGATAATCACACTTGATGGTACAGATGGGGTATTGAATAGCTTGACAGCAAGAGGTATCATAACCGATATTAGCCATGCTACAGTAGCTTCTAATGGTAGAGATATAGACACACAGTACAGATACAAGATGACATTCCTGGAGGTAGTATAATGGGTTTAGTATGTAATAACGGGGTAAGAGAGTTCCCAACAGCTCTTACCTGTGTAACAAAAGAGAACTATAAAGTAACAGCAGACTATAAGAAGGCTTATGGGTTTGGTGGAAAAAGTGTAGTAACAGTAGATAGAGTCTATATAGATATAGAGGTCTTACTAGATAATAATGTAGATTTAAGCCTATTTACATATTGGTTCTATAATGAGATAGATAGGGGTGAGTTGGATTTTACTATAGATCTAATAATCTTTGGTACGCAGAAAATGTGGACTGTAAGAATAGCACATGGAACTAACTATACTACAGATGGATATGGTAAGATACAATTAAAATTAGAGTTAGTAGATACGTTTGTAGCTACAGAAGAACAATTATGTAAATTTACAGAAGGATTATAAATGAGTATAGAAACATGTTTACAAACAGCTTGTAATACAGCACAAAAAGCAGCATTAGCAGCACAAAAAGCTAGAGATAGCTTACCCACAAACTTAGACACAACAAGAGTTTTGGTACAGAGAACTGACATACCTGATAATGTTGATTTAGATGTTTACACAACCACAGGTTTATATCATCAAAATCTTAATGCACAAGCGAGCGTTGGATTAAACTATCCTATTGCTTTAGCAGGAATGTTAGAAGTGGTAGAAGATGGTTTAATGGTATATCAAGAGTATAAAGACTTTCAAAACATAGGGACTTACACCAGAGTTTCATTTAATGGTGTTTGGAGTGCTTGGTCAGCAGTAGCTCAAAATACGAAACGAGAACAATAAGACAATCTATGTAGATGAAGTAAATGGACTAGATACAAATGCAGGTACTGCTACAAGTCCTATGCAGAATATAGCTGTAGCTGTGGCTAAAGTGCAAAATGGAGGGAAAATTACAGTTGTTATGCTCTCTGATTGTACTTTTTCTCAAGATGTTTATGCTGATAATGCAAAGATAAGAATAGAACTAAATGGACATAGCTTCAATATGAAAGAGTACCTTGCTTACGGTACAAAATATGGTATTTTTGGCATAAAAGGCTCTGGTAATACAGTGGAATTTGTGGGACAAGACATTGTAAATGCTTCAGGACAAAATACTATCAATCTTCCAAATATTGGTTTAGTTGTTGTAGATGTTCATCACGGTGCGTTCTTAAAAGGTGGTTACCTAACAAAAAACAACACACTATCTGTTATTTACGGGGTAAATGTTAATGATTACGGAGCATTCTATCTACTTACTGCTGATTTGTCTGTAGGAAGTTTTGGTGTCGCCAATCTCTACCTTTTGTCAAGTACGAACAGAGTAGTAGCAGATTTAGTGGCAGGTATTGTCCGAGATGCAAATGGTACTCCTCGTAATGTACAGTCAAACTTAGTTCTATAAGCAAAGGAAAATAAATGAAAAATACAATTCAATTAAAAGATGGCTCTACTATTTACGGAGTAGATATAGAAAAGGATAAAGTAGCTTTAGAAAAAATGGGTGTAGATGTTGTTGCACTTACTAAGCAGAAAAAGATAGATGCTCTACTTGCTCAACAAAAAGCAGAATTAGATGCTTTGCCGATGTCTGCGTCTCTTATTAAGACGCTAGAGAGTTCTATCGGAAAAGCTAGAAGACGTTCTGCAAAAGTAGCTTGGATTGTAAATAGACAGCCTGTCCAACTTACTGTTACTGCTGCACAAACTATGGCTGACAACGCTTCTGATGCTATTGAAGCTATATACTTCAAGTATCAACCTCTTATAGCAGCAGTTTAGGATGCAAAATAGAGAGATTCTAATCGCAAAGTTTGAAAGAGATATAGCGAAGCGTTCAAGAGTTAAAAGATTTCTCTTGGTTCTTGACCAAATGCTAAATGTTCTTTTTTGGAATGGTTCTCAAGATGAGACGGTGTCTAGTCATATTGGACGTACAGGTAAGTCACGATGGTTGTGTTGTTTATTAAAAAAGCTAGATAATAATCATTGTAAAAAGAGTTTAGGAGAGTAAATGGAATTAAATGTAGCTGATGCTATTAGTATAGCTTCTACAAACACTACTGTGTGGAGTAGATTGTTAGAGCTTGGGGTAATAGGTGGATTGGTATATGGTGTATATAGAGCTATTACAGCTTACATGCTTGTAATAGATGAAAGACACAGAACTAATGAGATGCGACTGAATAGATTAGAAGATACTCTCAAACATGAACAAGATGAGAAAGATAGGTGTTTGGTTGAACTTAGAGAAGCTTCTCTAAGTATTAGAGAACTATCTACTAAGATAGAGAAGTGTTGGGAGGCAAAGAATGGTTAAAATTCTACTAATTACCATAATCATCTTAGGTAGTTACATCTTCTACCTGGATAATAAAGTAACTACTACACAGCACCAAGTGGTTGATAACAATAATACAACTATAGTAGAGGTAGTTAAAACTAAACTTAAGTTTATAAAGGAAGTAGATGAGACTAAACATAATACTGATAACGGTACTCACACTAGCACTTTTTAGTGGTTGTACTAAACAATATTACCCTAGGGTAAAAGAGATAGCAGTTCATACTAGACTTAATAGCTCACACAAAATAACTTATACAATAAAGGATAGAAATATTACTTTAGCTAGGAAAGATTTTAGATGGTTATTAGCTAAGTCTAATAGAGGATGGAGAAATACCAAAAAGTTACAATTAGTAGTAGATAGCTATGTAAAACAAATAAGGAATATAAAATGAGATTAAGTGAACATTTCACATTAGGTGAGTTTGATTGTAAAGGTAGAGCTAAAGGTATTTGTGATTGTACAACACCAACTATACCTAATGAGCTACTAGAAGTATTAGAAGATGTTAGAGAACACTTTGGTAAGCCAGTTAGGGTTTATAGTGGGTATAGGTGTGAGGATTATAATAGGTACGTAGGAGGGGCTAAAAGGTCTAAACATAAGCTAGGTATAGCATCAGATATAGCAGTGGACACAATCAAACCTAGCCATGTACAAAGCTATGTGTTAAATAAATATAAAGATAAGTATGGTATAGGCAAATATGTTAATTTTACACATATAGACATTAGATCAACAAAAGCTAGATGGTAAAGTGGAAGATTTTTTACCATCTATAGAATTGTTATT